CGACGGCAGGCGGCTGCCCGCGGGAGCGCGCCGGATGCGATGGCCAGAGTAATGGTCTCCATCAGCTGCAAATAGATCGGGCGGTCATCGGAAAGATTCCATTGCATGTACATCCTCCCTTTCAGTGTCATTGTACTAATTGATTGATACAATCATACAACGGGTGCACAAAAATTGCAAGAGGTTTTTGAAAAAAATCCGAATTTTTTTTCTGTGCGCACAGGTTATGCACAAAAACGAAACAAATTGCCGTAGACAATGGGAAAAAGCGACGTATTATGGAGACCGTGAGCTGTTAAAATAATCCATTTGAGAGGAGGAATGCCGTTGGCGCAAACAAAAAGCAGCCGCAGCCGGAAGAAAAAAACGCATGGGGATCAGGTACGCGACATCCTGTGCGATCATTCGCCGGAGGCGGCACAGTGCCTGTGCGACATGCTGGAGGACGATTCACTCACCGGGACGGCGCGTGTCGGCGTTGCCAAGGAAATTCTGGAACGCACGGTGGGCAAGGGCCAGCTGCCCGATTCCCGGCAGGACACACAGGAGAAATTTGAGCTGGTACTCAAGGTGGTGGAATAATGGAGCTTTCCGTCACCCGGCGTCAGCTGGAATTCATCCGCTCAACTGCGTTTGAAACGCTGTTCGGCGGCGCAGCGGGCGGCGGCAAGAGCTATGCGCAGCTGATTGACGCGCTGATTTTTGCTCTCCAATATCCCGGCTCCAAACAGCTGGTGCTGCGGCGCACATTCCCGGAGCTCAAGCGTTCGCTCATTCAGGTTTCGCTGTCGCTGTATCCGACAAGCATTGCCACGTATGGCGAGACCAGTCACAGGTGGAAATTTGTCAACGGGTCAGTCATTGAGTTTGGCTCGTGCGACAGTGAAAACGACGTCACCAAGTACCAGAGCGCCGAATATGACGTCATCCGGTTCGACGAGCTGACGCATTTCACAAAATTCCAGTTTACTTATCTGCTCTCGCGCGTGCGCGGCGTCAACGGGTATCCCAAACAGGTCAAATCGTCGACCAATCCGGGCGGCGTCGGACACGGCTGGGTCAAGGCGCGCTATATCGACTGCCTGGTTCCGGGCGAGGAGAAGGACGGCAGGCTGTTCCTGCCTGCCCGCGTGCAGGACAATGCCTTCCTGATGAAAAACGACCCGGATTATGTGCACCGCCTGGAGCTGCTCGACGAGCGCAGCCGCAAGGCACTGCTCTACGGGCGATGGGATTTGTTCGAGGGCAGTATTTTGGCGAGTTTTCCACGGAACTGCATGTCTGTGTGCCGCCGGATCCGCTTCCCAGCTGGTGGAAACGGTATCTTGCGATCGACTACGGACTGGATATGCTGGCGGCGCTCTGGATTGCGCTCGCACCGGACGGCACGGCATGGGTCTACCGGGAGGTATACCGCTCCGGGTTGATTATCTCCGAGGCAGCGGAGGCCATCCGCACTGCCGAGGTGGGCGAACACATCGACCAGCGGCTTGCACCGCCCGATCTGTTTAACCGCAGGCAGGAAACCGGTCGCTCCGCCATCGATATTTTCGCAGATGCCGGGCTGTATTTTGACCGGGCAATGGGGAACGCGTGGCGGGCTGGTATGCCGTCAAGGAATACCTGCGCCCGTTCGACGATGAGCAGGGGATCTGCACCGCAAAGCTGAAAATCAGCCCGGTGTGCAAAAACCTCATCCGCACGCTGCCGCTGCTGACCACCGATCCCGCCAACCCGAACGACACGGCGAATACGCCGCACGAATACACGCATGCGCCGGATGCGCTGCGCTATTTCGCCGCGACCGTGCAGCCGGACGGGGATGCATGGCGGCCTGACCGCTATGACGGCGATGTTGGCGCATTTCTCGCCTACGAAGGGTGAATCTGCAAGGAGGAAGTTATGGAATATATCATTTGCTGCCTGTGCAGCCTGCTTTGCTTTGCCTGCGGCGTGTGGGCGGCGCGCGGCCTGCCGCAGCTGCCGCGGCGCAAACAGCCGCAGGAGGACTGGAGTGAGGCGGACGATGCGCTGAGCCGCGATATCGCTGCGCTGCTCGCCTATACCGGCCCGAAAAAGGAGGAGGATGCCGATGAGGACACCTGAGTCGGTCTGGCAGGAATATCAGCGCGGCGTGGATTACAACAACCGCATTGACCTGTATGACCGCGTCAAGACCAATGAAAATTTTTTTGTCGGACGGCAGTGGGAGGGGCTGAACGTCACGACGCTCGACCCGCTGATTTTTAACGTGCTGCGCCGTGTCGTCAACCTGTTCATTTCCATGCTGGTTTCGGACGACATTGCGGTGACTGCACAGCCGTACCAGAACGCGCCGGATGCGGATACGATGCAGAAGGTCATCGACCGCGCGGTGTCATCCGTCATCGAACGCGCAGGCGTCAAGAGCAAAAACCGCTACATGCTGCGCAATGCCTGCGTTGACGGCGACGGCTGCTTTTACATCCGGTTCGATCCGGATAAGGACAGCGGACAGGGCGTTCAGGGCGATATTGAAGTCGATGTCATTGAAAATACCGATGTCTTCTTTGGCAATCCCGCTGTGGACGATGTGCAGCGGCAGCCTTATCTCATCCTGTCCATGCGGCGTTCGGTGGAAGATGTGCGCCGTGAGGCGATGCAGCGCGGCATGAGCCGCAGCGATGCGAAAGGCATCCAGCCGGACAGCGTGCTCGAACCGCAGTATGATCCACAAACCGAGGACACCGACAATATGGTGACTGTGCTGCTGCGCATGCAGCGCACAGAGGACGGCATTGCCTTTTTCAAATGCACCCAGCATGCTGTTATCATGCCGGAAATCATCACACCATACCGCCGGTATCCGGTCGCCTATATGAGCTGGGAGCGTGTCAAGCATTGCTATCACGGCGCGTCCCCTGTCACTGAGGCCATCCCCAACCAGATTGCCATCAACAAGCTGTATTCGATGTATGTCCAGTGTATCAAGCATGTCGCCTTCCCGAAAATCATTTACGACATGACGCGCTTTCCAAATGGGTATTCCTCGGATGTCGGCAGGGCAATCGGCATGCGGGGCAACCCGAATGAAGCGATCCTCAGTGCCTTCCGCGCGCCGGATATTTCCACGCAGGTCATGGCACTGCTGTCACAGATGATGAAGGACACAATGGAGCTGATGGGTGCGTCAGATGCGACCCTCGGCAATGTCAAGCCGGACAACACCTCCGCTATCGTCACCGTGCAGCAGGCGACCATTGCGCCGTTGGAGCTGGTGCGCATGGAGTTTTATCGCTTTGTCGAGGATACCGTGCGCATTTTTGTCGACCTGATGCGTGTGCATTACGGCTGCCGGAATGTATATCTTGTCGATGACGGAGGCGAGGAGACAACGCTGCGCTTTGATTTTGACACACTCGAAACGACAGCGCTCGAGCTCAACGTGGAAGTCGGTTCGAGTGCCTACTGGTCGGAAACCATGCAGACGACGACAAATGACAACCTGCTGGAGCGCGGCATTATCACCGACCCGGTGCTGTATGTCGAGAATATCCCGGACAGCCAGATCCGCGGCAAATCCCGCCTGCTTCGCGCTCTGCGCGAACAGCGGGAAAACGGACAGATGCAGGCTGTATCAAACCAGACTACACAGTCAGGTGCGGCGCAGACCGCACCGCAATAAAAGGAGGCTGATTGTATGCAGAACAAAAGAAAAAATATGGTGCCGGCCGGTGTACCAGAGCAGGCCGGCACACCGGAGCAGACCGCCGCAGATCTGCCGCTGACTGACAGCGATGAGCAGCTGTATACGGTGACCGTTGACGGGCAGACCGTTGAGCTGACGCTGGAACAGTTGATTGCCGCCGCCGAACAGGGGCTTTCCAAAGCCAACCGTGCGGCGCGCCGCGAACAGGTCGCCGGGGAACAGCCGGGCGGCAATGCCTATCAGGCATTTCTGGATGAATATCCCGACATCCGCCCGAATGAAATTCCGCCGGAGGTGTGGGACAGCGCAAACCAGTCCGGCGACCTGCTGGGCGCGTACCGCGTGTATGAAATCCGGAAGCTGCGCGAGGAGCTGGAAGACCTGCGGAAAAATGCGGACAATCGCCGCATGGACGTCGGTTCTGCGCGCTCGGACGGCGAAGCTACCATCACAGACCCCATCATCCTCGCGCTGATGGGAAAAGGCTAAGGAGGAAACACCATGGCAGTAAATTTAGCGACCAAATATTCCAGCCAGATTGCGGAGGTTTTTACCGCAGGCTCATTCATCAAGGGAAAGACATCCAGCTCGTTTGACCTGACCGGCGTCAAGACGCTCAAGGTCTATACCCCGGTGACCGTGCCGGAGGTGGATTATACTCGCGACGGCCTCAACCGCTACGGCACTGTGACCGAAATGCAGGATATCGTGCAGGAGCTCAAGATGACGCAGGACAAGGCATTCACGCTGACCATCGATAAGGGCAATAACCTCGACCAGAACATGACCAAGAAGGCCGCCGATATGCTGCGTTTACAGATCAATGAACAGTCGACTCCGGCAGCAGACAAATATGCGTTGAGCCGCTTTGCCATGATGGCGGGCACCATTGATACCGTCAGCGAGGCGCCGACCAAGGACACGATTGTCGAACTGATTTCTACCGGTGCACAGACGCTGGACGACAATCTGGTTCCGGATGGCGACCGCTATGTCTATGTCACCAGCGAGGTGTACAAGATGATCCGCCTGTCACCGGAGTTCACCGGCCTGGAGGGTCTCGGCGTCAAGGCGGTCGGCAAGGGCGTCTGCGGTGAGATCTCCGGTCTGACTATTGTGCGCGTGCCCAAGAGCTATATGCCGGACGGCTGCTATTTCCTGATTACGCACAAAAACGCCGTGCTGATGCCGTATAAAATTTCCGACGCAAAGGTACACAACGATCCAGTCGGCGTGTCCGGTGCGCTGATTGAAGGCCGTCATTATTATGACGCCTTTGTGCTGGGGGCAAAGTCCGCAGGCGTCTATGCGCTTGTGCTTGCGGCGAATAAGCTGACCCTGCCGACGATTTCCGTTTCCAGCGGCAGTGCAACCATCAGCAAGCCGTCAGGTGCTTCGGAAGTGCGCTATACCATCGACGGCACCGATCCGCGCTACTCTGACAGCGCAAAGGTATACTCGTCCGCCGTGACGGTTTCCTCCGGGACCGTTGTTCGCGCGGCGGCATTCGCGGACGACAAATTTACCTCTTCGGTTGCAGAAAAGACCGCATAATACGATGGAACGTGGCAGCCGGGTACGGATGTGCCCGGCTGTCCGGCGGACGGACAGGAAGGAGACAGAAAGGAGGATACCGATTGACCGGCAGACAAGTATATGAACAGGCACTCGTGCTGCTCGGCATGGAGCACGACGATGTGCCATGGCTGGAGAGTATGGCGGCGGGCTGTCTCAATCAGATGTTGGCAGACCGGCTGTATGAGCAGGGGGCATTGTGCCGCGCGCAGGGCAGAAATGCACCGGATGCTGCGCCAGTGATGGAGAATATGGATGAGGAAGTTCCCTATGACGAGCTGTTTGTGCGCGAATGCTTCCCGTATGGGCTCGCGGCACTGCTCGTCGCCGAGGATGACCGCACCATGTTCAACTGGCTGATGAGCGAATATGAACGGCGTGCCGCTTATTATGCGCCGTGCACGCTGACAGATTTGCAGGAGGCGGACGAATGAGCGCGCCATACCAGTTTTCCGCAGCGGATACCGTACAGGAGGTCGTGGTCGAACGGTTTGCAGGTGTAGATTTTGCATCCCACCAGACCAAGGTGGACTGGGCACGTTCCCCCGATGCCTGCAACATGATCGCAAACGACACTTTTTTTCCGGTCAAGCGAACGGGCTACCGCAAAGTCGCCCAATTTGACGGCGAAATTTTTGGACTGCACCGGTTTGAAGCCGATACGCTGTGTCATGAAGGAAAAAACCTGTGGCGGCTGAATGCTGCCGGCACGTATACACAGCTGTACGATGACATGAATGAGGGCAAATCCACCTCTTTCCTGATGGGCGGAAAGCTGTGGCTGCTCGACGGGAAGACGTATCTCGTCTATGACGGCGAAACCGTGCAGCCGGTGCGCGATATCGCCTATGTGCCCACGACAACCATCGGCAGTGCACCGGCGGGCGGCGGAACCAGCCTTGAGGCGGTCAATCTGCTCACGCCCAAACGCATCAATACCTTCGTCGGTGACGGCACCAGCAAGGTATTCCAGCTGGATTGTACCGATATCGATGTGGACAGTACGGAGTGTACGGAATTTTCCATCAAAATGGTAAATGCGGTCACCGGAAAGGTCACGTTTGAAGAAGCACCGCCGGATGCGGGAGGACTTGCCAATGTCATCATTTCCTTTTCCAAAACAACCGAGCACCCCAGCATCGACCGATGCCGTATTTGCGGGTTGTATGGCGGCAAAAATGACACACGTGTCTTCCTTTCCGGCAATCCCGATGAGCCAAACTGTGACTGGCAGTCCGGGTTGTATGATCCAACCTATTTCCCGGATACCGGATATACACGCATTGGCTCGGATGCATCCGAAATCATGGGATATGCCAGACAGTATGACACACAGGTTGTGCTCAAATCCGATGGACAGGACGCAAAGCAGTATCTGCGGACATTCGCACTGGATGAAAACGACAGACCGAGCTATCCGCTCCGGCAGGGCGCAGAGGCGGCGGGTGCTGTCAGCCGGTATGCTATTGATGTGCTCGAAGGCACGCCAATTTATCTCTCACCGCAGGGCGTAATGGGAATCTTCGGCACAAATGTAACCGAGTACCGTGCCGTTGCGGGCATATCCCAGCGCGTTGATCCGCGCCTGGGACGCGAACCGATGTGCGATGCCGTGGCATGTGTCTGGGAGGGGAAATATTATCTCGCCGTCGGCGGGCACTGCTATGTCGCGGACAGCAGACAGGTGGAAAACAGCATACCGGAATGGTATTACTGGGACAACATCCCGGCGGTGTGTTTTCTTGCAGACAGCGTCGACGGGCGGCTGTGGTTTGGCACGGCGGATGGGCGTGTCTGTGCATTCTGCCGGGAAACCGATGCGAATGCATATTTTGATGACGGCACACCGACCTGTGCGCGTTGGACGACGCCGTTTTCTGCGCTAGGGGTATGGAACCGCACCAAAACCATTTTGTCCTGCCGCCCACTGCTCATGCCGTATGGCTATTCGGGCGCAGACATCTGGTACCGCACAGAGCATCTGTGTGCGTGCGTCCATTCGGTGGCATTTTCTCAGTTTTCCTTTGCACATATGGATTTTTCCCGCTTTTCATTTTATTCCGCAGCGGCCTCCGTGCCCGTTCCGGTGCGGCGGCGCGTGCGGCGCGCCTATCTGTTCCAGGTAGTTGTGCGCAATGACAGCGCAGAGCCGTTTGGCCTGCTCGGAATGACACTGCGTTATCAGGTACGCACGCCTGTGCGTGACCTGTAG